ACTCAAGATCTTAAGGCGGCTTGTGATTGGCTTGCCAAGAATAACATCACTGGTGTTCCCATTTCGGGTTCGCCTCTTGCTGAACTATTTGCCAGCCTTCCTGACCTAGAACTTGAGGACGTGGAACGTGTCATCCGATAATGAAACCATCCGTAATGCGGTAACAGCAGCCATTCTTGGTTTGTTTGGTTGGCACCTTTTAACGCTCCATAACATTGCTAAGTCGGTTGATGTACTCGTTACTCAGGTTGGACTCAGCAATCAGCGCATCGAACGCCTGGAAAACTTCGTTTATTTTAAAGATGGCCCAGGCAAAGAGCAAGTCCGCTAAGTACTACGCAGCCAACCCAAAGGCAGCGGCCAAGAAAGCGGCCTATCAACGCAAACTGAATAAAAAGCCCACGGTCAAGAATGCCTCCGAAGAGCGGTGGTCAGAGCGTAGGCGCCGTGGCCTAGCGGGAAAGGGAGGCCCCGATCTTTCCCATACACGCAAGGGGACCATGGTTCTTGAAAGCCCTTCTCGGAACCGTGCTAGAAATGGTCACAATGGTAAATCCACAAAGAAATGAACAAGGGCAATTCCAAACCCTCTGGCCTCTACGCTAATATCAACAAGCGTAAAGCAGCAGGTACCAGTCGAACCAAAAAGAATAGCACGATTTCTCCAAAGGCCTACGCTAATATGAAGGCCGGATTCCCTAAGAAAAAGAAGAAGTAAACCACTGTAGCGGCTCATGCCTCTCAAAGATCCTTCTGAATACCTCTTCCTCCTAAGGGCCATGACAAGCAGCGAAGCAAAGAGGATGTGGAGACAGGCCATTAAAGACCATTGGCATAACCAGTGTGCTTATTGTGGCTCCTCTGATAATCTTACCTTGGATCACGTTCACCCTAAGATGCGCGGTGGTCATGACACAACGCATAACGTGGTCCCTGCTTGTAGGTCCTGTAATCAATCAAAAGGTAGTTCCCATTGGCTTTCTTGGTGGGTCAGTCAGGACTCCTTTGACCTTTCAAACTTTTCCAAGGTTCTTTCTTGGACAACTACGTAAACCCAATCTCTTAAAAAGATGGCTACTCTTCCTGCTGGCGGTTCCGCCTACGGTTCGATTTCTACCGCCCCTGGTCAGATCTCGCAACACGAACTGAATAATACCATTGCTACCGTAGCTACCACCGTGGCGCTAAATGCTACCGTGTCGGCTGCCACCACTGCTATCCGTAACGTGCGTAAGGCCGATCGTGTGCCTTCCTCCAACACTGCTAACAAGACTGGCCGTGTGCGTCGGGTCTGAGAATTATGGCAAAGATTACTTCTTCTTCTAATCGCTCCAAGCGGTCCACAAAGAAACCCGTTACTACCTCTAAGGGTCGGGCCAACCGTCAGTCCGTTTCTAATGCGCGTGTGTCACAATCAGGGGGTGGTACTCCTGGATCTGCAAAAGTGACGACTGGTCGTGGTGGCGGCAGTGGTGCGGCCAAGCCTAGTGGCACCCCTCGAATGGTGAATGCGGGCAAGCCCGTAATGCAAAAGCTGGTACGTAAGGCTGCCCAGGCCCGTAAGGCTGCTTCTGGTCGTCCCCTGGTTAAGCCGGTGGAAGCACAGCGTTTGATGTCCCAGCGGGCACCTAAGATCCGCGAAGGTGCTAAGAAACTGCGTAGCATCGGTGATTCCGGTCAGGTGCGGGCTGCCCAACAACGCGGTCAAGAGATCCGTAAAGGAGCAGAGGCTCGTCGTGGTGCTCGTGGTGCCATGAAGGCTATGGAAGGTACCCTGAAGGCTGCTCGTACCGCCCGCAACGTTGCAGGAACGCTCAAGGGTCTTGCTCGTGGTGGTGTGGCAGCCGCTGCGCTTCAGGCTCGTCCTGCTGCCGATGGCACCCTTAAGGCTGCAATGAAGCGGGGCGACTATAAGCCCAAGCAAGGTCCCAGCCCTTCTACTACCACTGGTTCCTTTAACAAGAAGACGTTTGATCAGGCCTTTAAGGCCGCACGTTCTTCTGGCGCTAATCAGTTCACCTGGCGTGGTAAGAAATATACCACCAAGATGAAATAGCCACCATTGGGGCCTACAATCGTCTGTAAGGCCCCTCTTTTCCCTTTTACGTATGTTCCCCGTGGAATTAAGAAAATGCCCTCAGTGCGGCTTAGAGAAGCCTCTTAGTGAATGGCCTAAAAACAAAGCCGCTACAAAGGGACGATGGCCTGGATATAGCTCATGCTGCACTATTTGTCAGTATGCAAGAACAGCTCGTCGATCGTTAGAACAAAAAATGCTTTCAAGATCAAAAAGCCGGGCCCTAGCAAAAGGGTTGGAGCATACAATTACTCTTGAAGACATTCAGATTCCTAATAAATGTCCTTTACTTGGAATTGAAATAAAAGACAATACAGGCAATGGACGTGGAAACTGCCGTGACTCTCCATCTCTTGATCGCTTAGATTCCTCCAAAGGATACACCCCAGACAATGTGTGGGTAATTTCAAACAGAGCTAACGAAATTAAATCAAATGCAACCCTCGAAGAACTTGAAACCATCGCAGCAAACCTTAGAGCAAAGATTGAAGGAAGACTTTAGTTTGTTTCTTAGGCTCTGCTGGAAATCACTTCAGCTGCCTACTCCTACTCGTGCTCAACTGGCGATGGCGCGTTACCTTCAAAATGGAGGCAAACGTATTCAGCTGCAAATGTTTCGAGGTTGTGGCAAAAGCTGGGTTACGGCCGCCTTTGTTTTATGGAATTTATTTTGCGATAGAGACAAAAAAATTATGGTGGTGTCGGCCAGCAAGCAACGTGCCGATGACTTTAGCATTTTCTGCCAACGCTGCATTCTTGAGTTTTCCTGGTTGAACCACTTGGCTCCAGTAGACGATGACCAGCGGTGGAGTCGTGTATCATTTGACGTTGCCGGGGCTCGCCCTGCTCAAAGTCCTTCAGTAAAGAGTGTTGGTATCGGCGGTCAGTTGACTGGTAGCCGAGCTGATCTTATTGTGGCTGATGACATCGAAGTTCCGAACAACTCAGCTACAGATTTGATGAGGGAAAAGCTACTTCAGTTGGTCACTGAATTTGAATCCGTACTTACGCCCAAAAAAGACAGTCGTGTGATCTTTCTTGGTACGCCTCAAACCACATTTACAATTTATCGTACCTTACGAGAACGGGGCTATACTCCTATGGTGTGGCCCGCCAGGTATCCAAAAAGCCTTGTTGGATACGAAGACGTATTGGCAGAAGAGCTTCAAAAGGACATCGATAAGAGCGGCCTAGAAAGGCTTTCTTGGACGCCAACAGACACTCGCTTCTCTGAAATCAACCTTCTCGAAAGGGAACAGAGTATGAGTCGCAGCAACTTCATGCTGCAGTTTATGTTGGATACCAGCCTAAGTGACGCCCTTAAATTTCCTCTCAAGCTCAGCGACTTTTCAGTACTACCGCTTGATGCTAAGAAAGGTCCATCTGACGTGGTGTGGGGCGCCGATAAAGAGACTCTGTTGGATCTCCCTGCTGTCGCTCTCCCTGGCGATCGATGGCACCGGCCTAAGACTGTTTCGGAATTTATCCCATACGGGGAAACTATTGTTGCCGTTGATCCGTCCGGACGAGGAAAAGACGAAACCGTTTCCATAATCCTTTCACAGATCAATGGTTTCCTCTTTTTGAGGGACATCTTTGCCACACAGGATGGTTACTCCGATAAGACCCTTAGAGAAATCCTTAGGCGGGCAAAGCAGTTTGAAGCGTCTACTTGTCTCATTGAGTCTAACTTTGGTGATGGTGCCATCATGGAACTCATGAAGAAACACGCCGTTGAAATGAAGGTTGGTCTTACCTTTGAGGAGGTTCGTGCTACGACAAGAAAGGAAGATCGAATCATTGATACGTTGGAGCCAGTTCTCAACCAGCATCGACTTGTCATTGACCAGCGCCTTATCACCTGGGACTACCAGTCAAACAACGACATGGCACCTGAAGAGAGGCTACCTCGAATGTTGATGTACCAGTTAACAAGAATGTGCCGAGAGAAAGGCGCCGTTAAACACGATGACCGAGTAGACGCCCTGGCCTTGGGTATCAAGTACTTCCAAGATGCCCTTGCTATCTCCGCAAAGGAGGCCACCATCGAGGCCAAACGACAGCAGTGGAATCAGATGCTCACTGCCTTCATAGATACCCCTCAGGCTGCCACAGATTGCCTTGTGCTTGGACGTGATTTTTCCAGTATCCAAGAGGGTTCTGAGGCTATAGCCAGCTGGATCTAAGGGAGAAGGGACGCACTATTACCAGGAGGAGTGGTGCCTTCCTGGTGTGGAACAGCGGATTTTGATTTGGGGACCGACCATTTTCGTCCCCATTTCTCATTATCTTCTTTTCACGTCTATTCCAGTATTGCACCAACAGACACAAATTCTTTCTTGTTAACGCTTGCGTTCCTTGAGAGGCCTGTGGCGGTAAGTAGAAGGAATAGACATAAACAACAACTATAGCATGAGACAGAGTAATTCCTCTTTGGGGTTTCTGTGTACGCGAACGATCGACCTGAAGGACATAACTACCCTTCCCTTCCCCTGTTTTGGGGCCGACAGCGGAAGGAAATTACGACACAAAAGCAGGGGGGCCGGGGCTCTGAATTAGAAGGAGCGACAGCGACTGATAATGAAGACCAAGTTAGACACATCCGAAGGATGGGGCTGACGCGGAGCTGACACAATAGCTGTTGCTGTTGTTGCTGATTTGTTGTTACTCCAAGAGGGATCCGAAGGAGACCGATGAGTTAAGACAAATTGGAAACAACCACAACCACTGTAATTAATGAGCAGTTATTATTGTTTCTATTAATCCCTTTAACTAGCTATATAGCTTCATGTCTTTCCTGCGAAGCAGGACTAACATGACTAGATATAGCTGTAATAGATAGTGGTAGTAGTACCAACTATTTATCTATATCCCTACCATTCCACCACCACCTTCCTTTCAATGAATCCGTCTGTTAAACTCATCAGCATCACACCAAACGCTGAAGAAACTATTGCCTATTGTGCTAGGGTATCTAATCCCTCTAACCAAGAGAACCACAAGACCGTGGATCGGCTGCTTGGTTACTGTGTCAAACATGGGCATTGGTCAGTGTTTGAGATGGCCAATATTGTTCTTGAAATTAACACCACTCGGGCCATTAGTCCACAGATACTGCGACATAGGTCCTTTTCCTTTCAAGAATTCTCTCAGCGTTATGCAAGCACCTTAGAGGGATTGGGGGGTATTGATCTTCCACACCTTCGTAGACAGGATCATAACAATCGTCAGGCAAGCCATGATGATCTTTCTCCTGAGTCTACCCAGCTCTTCTATCGCCGCATTGCTCAGCACTACGCAGAAGCAGAAGACCTCTACCAAGAGATGCTTAGCAAAGGTGTGGCAAAGGAGTGTGCCAGAGAAGTACTTCCCCTTTCATCGCCTACTCGCTTGTACATGAATGGGACGGTGAGGAGCTGGATTCATTACATCCAACTTCGGACTACGGAGGGAACACAGCTGGAGCATCGACAGATCGCTGAGCAGGCAAAGCAGATCCTTTTAAAGGAACTTCCGACAGTTGGTAGGGCGCTTGATTGGTAGAAGAGCGTGAGAGGTGTCTAGAAGCCTCAGGAAGGACCCTCAAGCTCCTCGTAGGTGTCGATACACCTCCGACTCCCTTGAGGCCCTCTCCCTGGGCTTCCAGGCGTCACTCATGAATTTTGACACAAAAATGAGAAGC